TCCCACGGGTCGTATGGATTTGGTTCAATGTGCATTTTCTACTCCTTAGACGTAGATAATCGTCTGCCATCTGGCAAAGTCTCCATAAGGCAGACTATTGTTTACGGCACCCAATTGGCGTGCCTGTATAGATTTTAGCGAAGTTTATGTGGTTTGTCTAGGTATTAACTTCTGGATTCCATCGGAGGTAGATGCTTTTTACGAATTCGTATCTTACCCTCATCCTCATCATACTCAACTTGGTGTACACCTGTGATAAAAATAGGTGCATTATGTAGCAAAGGAACTTCTTTTTCGGTTCGGTGGTTGCCTAGGTCGTAGTACTTGTCAGGCTCATAATTAACGGAATCTTTAGGAACCAGTGCCTCTATAACGTGTCCCTTAGCGGTGCTTTCGTCGCTTGCATGAAGGTAAGCATCTTCGTCAGGATGTAGTCCTGCAGCAAATCTTTTTGCAACTGCAAGAGAAGGGGTCCAGTGAACTCCTACGCTAGAGGCTAGACGAGGGTCTTCAACACCGCCCTCGTAGTCAGGAGTATTGACTCCTCTGTACAACTTTAGATGGTCTTTGAATTGTTCTTGATTTAGATTTTCTGGGGAACTCATTAAACCATGCTCCTGCGGATTTGGTCAACCTTATACTTAGCGTTTGGGTCTTTTAGGATGTCGCCCCAAACTCTACGGGCTAGGTCTACATGCTTTTTAGGAGCAGTTTTCCAATCTTCCCAAGCATTACAGCCAGTGCAAGTATCCATAGGGTAATCATGTTCGGTATTCTCTGGGGTAACGATAGACCAACGGTTAGGGTCATCAGGCAAAATATTGCCTTTGTCATCTATGGCATGACCAGAAGGAGTGGTTACGATACGAAACGCTTTACCATGCCAAGTATCAAAGTCTATGTGACCACCTTGGAAGTCTGTATTATTAGCACCCATTATCTACCCCGAATTTTTCTTACGGATAAAACCTTAAATCCTTGTCTACTGACAAAGTGGTGCCAGTCAGTGCCGTCCCCTTGTTCAAGGGTATCGTCCCCTTCTAGGGGCTCTACAACATGCAGGTATCCTGGGTTAGTATCTGACTGCCAAGCGTAGTCTTTAGCGACACTACGCTTTGCGGTTGCACTGGCATAAATCGGCTCGTCTTCTCCCTGTAGTGGGTGACGATTAGGTCGAACAATTTCTCCAGGAGCGATACGTACTGGAGAGCCATGATAAAGCCCTGCTTCAAAGTCTGCATTATTTGCTGGCATTACACCAGATTAGCAGCAAATAGGCTTTCTGGGTCGTTTAACGCCTCTGTAGGGACATAAAACCGCTTATTGCCGTTATCCCAGTATTCTTTCTTGCCACAGTCTTCAATGGGCAGCCAACCCACGATACGGACCTCTTTAAAGTTCTCGTCATCTACTACCTCTGTGAATACTGCGTAACCGTCTTTTTGAATCTCGTATTCCCAGAAAGCAAACTCACCGCCAGTTCTACGGGTACGAACCTCAAGATTAGTGCCTACATCTGGCAGATAGCGACGACGACCATGCTCATTGTTTGGATAAGTAAAGCCACCATTCCATGATAGGGCGTAATGTCTGGCTACTGCCCACTCGGAGATGTTCGCACGAACTGAATTAACAAGGTCATGCTCTAGGTACTTATTCTTGCGACCAATAGCATAAGATTCTTTGTCTTCACTATCCATCTTCTGGAGCCATCTTTCAACGGCTAGATAAGTACAACGACGAATTTCTGCTTCAGTAAGAGTGACTGTAATCATGCAATCAGACTACTGCCTAATTACCTTCTGAACAAGCCCTTTTTCTTAGGCATCCAAGCCCAGCCCTCTGGCTTAGGAAGGACTACTGCGTTGACGTGGGTCAATCCAAGATTTTTTGCAGCAACATAGCGATGGTGACCATCACCAATAGTGTGGTTACCATGGCTATCAACCCATACCTGAATAGGCGTAGTTTGACCATTAGCCTTAATGTCTGCCTCAAGATTGGCGTCATTGTAGTACTTGCTACCGAACTCGCTGTCAGTGATGTTCTTCATGAGAACGGGCTTGCCTTCTCGGCTACTGTCTTGCCACGAGTACATGTTATGAATTTTTTCTACAGGCACTTTGTGGATAGGCGAGCCTTGGTAAGTACCTTTACCTAACTCAAAATCCCCAGTATTACGAGCCACTAGTCTGCAGTACCTAGGTATGCTTCAGGCTTATCGGTTTCGTAGTTTCTCTGCATTCTCATGATAGGTTCCCCAGGAACTACTTTACGAATTACTCGGGCTTCTTTCACACGGTATGAGGTTCCTTTTGGAACTCCATAACTTCTAGCATCTTCATCGTCACGTTTAGGTCCAATTGGCTCTACTTCATAAACAGCCCCTCGAACACGTTTTGGAGTTCGAGTATTTGCATCCTCTAAACGTTCTGCAAACGGAGAAGCCAAGTCGTAATGAGGGGTTATGTATACGTGGTCTGGCTTATAGTAGAAGTTTCCTTGCCTAGGGTTATCGAGCCCTCTTGCTGCTGGTGAAGTGATTATGTCTCCAGGCTCAAACTCTTCAAAGGTACCGTGATAAAAAGTGCCTTTACCACGCCGAAAATCGGCGTTATTAGCACCCATTATGCGTCACCTACAGAGCCATACTTCTCAGGGTATGCCTGTGCCATCTCATTACGCCAGTTCTTCTTCTTTAATTCGTCAGTCTGTTCTTCTACCTTGTGGACTAAGCCATAGTCTTGAGGGTTGTTACTTGCTACAGCCATGCTCATAGCCGTATTAATGTGGTCACCATCAAAGGCGTGACCTCGCACATCAGACTGCACAGGAATCGGAACATCTGGGTGATGTGTAAACATCCACATTAGACGGTGCATACCGTTTTTAACCTGTGGCTTATCGGTAAACGCTCTGCCATCGGTGTAGTTTGGACCGAGTGTTGATAGCAAAACAGGCTTATTCCAGTCGTAACCGTGAGAAGTAATGCTGTCTTCAAGACCAGCACCGCTACCAGCACCGTATCTAGATACTGCGTTTACAGCACTGTCTTCGGCATGGAATCGTCTTTGCTGTGGAGTAAGTTGCCCATACTTAGGGGCTAGAATGTCCATCATTTTGTAACCGTAAATGTCGGCTCTACTAAGACCAGAACTTTCGCTTTCAAGGCGGTGAGTGCTCAAAATTTCACGAGCAGTCATCTGGTGTGGTTGAGTCCAGTGAGGAACTCCATTAACCATACGCTTTTGGAAGATTCTGTCGTGTTCGGCTTGGTCAAAGTCAGGAATCTCTCCTGCACGTTGACTAATTAAAGACTCTTCAGCAAGAAATCCAGGTTTGGCTACAGGCAGCGGAGTGCCTTTAATGTTGCCGTTTCTATCGGCAAGATGAACAGTTACTTCTACTGGTCTTGGTCTATTCTCTGTCATCTGGTCTTCTCGCTGTTGCTAAGTATTCTTTGTGTTCTTTTATCGCTTCTTCTGGAGTTTGGTTTCCAAAATAAGTGTTGTTTATGACGCTGTCTTCTCTTGGAAGGAAGACGTGGTTGTAGTTGGCGATATCAACAGGAATAGGTTCATCTGGGTGGAATGTCCACATGTAAGCCAGTCTGTGATGACCATTGACTACCATAGGAGTCATTTTTGGCTGTAGGTCTTGGATATGAGCAGAATTAGAATGGTCAATACCTTTAACCGCTAGTGGGATAGGTCTACTCCAGTCATAGCCATTTTTGGTAATGCTGTCGGCTAGACCACCTGCTCTACCACTACCAAGGTCTGTACCGATAGCCCGATTGGGAGTATGAATACTCTCTTCAGTTTTTTGCTCAATAATCTTTTTACGAAAAGGAGTGCCGTACAACGCTCCAAAATCCTCAAGAAGATGGTGTGTGCTAAGAATTTCTCTTGCACTCATAAACAAAGGAGTAGAACCAGCCTTGCCAATTAGCCTGTCGTGTTCTTTCCAATCAAAATCAGGCACTTCCTGTGCTCTTTGTTTGATGAACTCATCTTCGGTCATTCCTTGAGGAATTACTCTTGTTAAACCCATGGGGTATCTCCAATCACAAATAAGTTTCCCAGATAATGGGGACTAGGTCTTACTAAAACTCTCGTCGATGTCTAGGAATACCCATTAGTGCACGAGCACGTTCTGCTGGGTCTTTCTCCATAGGGTTTTCGTCTTCTTCGCCTGTCCATACGCCTGTAGCACCTGCACTGACTCGCTTCATTAGTTCTTCGTCAGGATTAGCCCCACTTCTAATGTCAGCGTCTCTTTGTGCCTCAAATCTAGTACTTGTGCTTCTGTTTCGATTGAGCCTTATCATACGAGCAGTATCATTTACTGCGTCTTGCAAAGAATTTACTTCACTCAAGG